TTATTATTTATACAGAAATTATATTTTTTTAACATCCAAGCTCTTTTTCTGTAAGTATTTTAACTCAATACCTTTTTTCTTAGCCCATTTCTCAGCAGCTTCCCACTTAGCTTGATTAACCACCCATGTTTTTTGTTCATATAACATAGTGGTTTTTCTTTTATACTTTTTAGGCTCAGGAGCCTTTACTTGAGATGAAGGTTTGATTTCAATTAGGTATGTTTTAGCTCCAGTAGATTCTTTTATAGTAATTAAACCATCTACAAAATATCTATGAATTCTACCATCAAGTGGACTCTTATAAGGTATAATCACACCTTCACTATTCCAAGCAATGATGTTAGGGTTACAATCACACCATCTAAAAAATTTTAACTCCCAGCCTGATCTATAGACTGGGAGCTTTTTGCCTTTATATTTTTCTCTTAACTTTGGATTAAAAACACCTTGCTTAAACGGCATGTAAATATTTACAACTAGCCAATCAAGAACAAGGTTGGTTCAGCATCACCCATACCAGGTGAAGCACCAGTATACAATTGCTCTTCTAAACGTTCTTTCTCAGTACGACCTTCTTCTAATAAGTCGTAATTGAGAACACCGCCTCCAAACAATTGAACATTACCGTACTTACCTCTTACTCTACCTACAACAATTTTGGATAACGCAAGAGCGTATTGGTAAACCCATTCTTCTTTTATGACCCATGAAATAGGCTTTTCAACATAACATTCAATTGTGCCCCAGAAATTAGAATCTTTAGGTTCAGGATACATTTGCATGTACTGAGTACGTTCATTAAAGTTAATTGATTTTCTCAATGCTAGCATTTTTTCACGAGTGTCTAACCAGTTCTTTAACACATACCAACTGATTAAGTCAAACCCGTAATTACCCATTGAGTAACTAAAATATGTCTGTTGAGCTAATGTTTGTTCAATAGTAAAGAGTGTATTAACACCATCAGATGAACCTTCCTCAAAACCTCTTACAGATACAACCTTTCTATATTCATCTAACAAATAATCATAACTTTGATTAAGAGCTAATTGATCAGGTTTAAGCTGATTACCTACTTGAAAGATATAAGGATTTGCTGCTTCACCAATAACCATCTTACTTAAATCGTAAAGAGGAGCGAATTGTTTACCGCATTTTTCTTCGTATCTAAAATTGAAATTAGGGTTTAGTTTTTCAGACTCTGTGGTTGGTACATCTGTTTTTACTGTATCAGCATCAGCTGTTCTAGAAGCAGAAAATAAAACATCAAGTCTAATACCTTTACCTCTTTCGTAAAGTTCAGAATTAAAAATAAGATATTAACGAGTAAAGCCTGCGAACTTTGTAAACATTTCAACAGCTATACTAATGTTTTCATACAACTGATCTTGATGTATTTCAACATTAACAAGTGGAGCTCCTAATGAACGTGAGATACGTTCACCTAATCTATTATAACCGCAAATAACGTTATTAAGATTAGTGGAGTAAAATGAACTTAGTGGCGATGCTGCACTACAGTCTATTACGTTTGCCATTAAAATATTTAAGCAAAGTTTTCTATAGTTACTACCATTGAATGTGTTTCTCTGTTACTGTTAGGTACTATAGATTTGAGAGGTAGTTTATTAATTTTTTTATTTTTACCGTCTACTTCTATAAACATATTCAACCACCATGGTGTTCTCTCAGTTGTAGTACCGTAACTTTTAAATGGAGATACTGGTGTATTATCTTTACAAATTTGTGATTGCCAAATAAAATTTTGATAAATTCTTTCGTTTTGTGCGCTTATGTTACACACACCAGAAACTCTAGTATTATTTTCCCCATCCCAAAATATATAAAAAGTATATGTACATTTAGGTTCTGAACTGCCTGACTTATCTAGTCTAGCATGGGTGTAATTAACTATTGATTTCTTGTAGTTAGTATAATTTTTATCAAACAATAATTCCCACCCACCTGATGTTATACCTGTACTTAAATTAGAAGAATAACTTATTTTCGGTCCAGTTATAAATCTTTCACTGTTAGCTTGGGGCCTGAAATATTTGTCAAAATAACCTGTACCCTTGTTACCACCTATACTAAAATCAGCAGTTGAAATTGATCCAGAGTAAAAATCAGTTCTATTATCTACTGGAGAGACTTTATCAGTTATATCAACTACACAACCGTTATCGTCAAATGTAACGGTTTCTATTTCGTTAATATTTTTATTAGTTAAAGATACTGAAGAAGAAGTATTGTTAAAATTAATAAAACTTTCATTAAATTTTATAGGAAATAAAGCTGTGGAATAATTTTTTAAATAGCCTACAAAATTTTGTAAATTGACTTTATAATTAACGTCACCGGGTATCGTACCAATAAGCAAATCATCATAAGCTAATTCACTTTTTGCTGCAGAAACTAATTGTGTTATACTACTTTTAGGCATTATATAAGATTTGTTTGAACTAAACTAATATTTTGTGCACTATTTCTATATAGACCATTTATAATAATACCACATAACGGTAATCCTAAAATCTGTTTATTTGGATAATCAATTATTAATCTAGGATTTGCGACATAAACATTGCTGTTAATTGTACCTTGAATATTATTAACCCCAGCTGTTAAATTAGTGCTCATTAAAAAGCTACTATTATAATTACCAAGAGATGCTAAAATACCTGATGCAGTCACTCTTGCATTTTTCCAATCAATTTCAATTTTTATAGTAGAGTTGGCATAAGTTTCGGTACTATAACCATTTCCTTGTACCATTTCTATTATAGACTTTTTAAATCTACCGTATGTTTTACTAAAATAGTGGTCCCAATCATAGTCATTTTCTTGTCTATCACTATAATTAATTTTTTGAGCATTTACATATGTTGCTCCTCTTATACCTTTAGGGTTCCAATAACTATTTGCATTAAAGAAACCAGCATTACTATCACCTGTACCTACATTATTTCCTGTCAAATTAGAAGGCTGTGCTGTATTAAAATCTGAAGTAATTTTTGTTTTAAACCATGAAGCAGCAGTACCAGCAGCCATAAAAACTTCCTCAGAAGCTTGAGTATTAGAACTATTTGAATAGTCATACACTCTACCATATTCATCAAATTTAAACGCTTTTACATCTCCAAGATTAACTGTCTGTCCAGCAACCTTACTTGCAATAGGGGTTTCGACCCCGTTTATGTAAGCATCCGGTAAAATATATCTACTGTTGAAAGGTATTGGAAAAAGGTTAGTGTAATCTTTTAAGTAAGCAGCAAAATCTTTTGTTGTGATCTTTTTGTTAATAAACTCTACATTAGGTTCAGATACATCAACAAATGTAAGCAAATCATCAGGATATACTTGATCTGCTCTTGCGGCACTTAATTCTGAAATTTTTGAGCTAGCCATTTTTTAATATTTAATTATTGTTCTGTGGTATCAAAGCGTATTCCTGTAGTATATAATCATTACTAGACTCACTATTTTCTAATACAAAGTAATCCGACGGTTCCAAAGGAAATGTTTCTAACATTAATCCATTATTATCTGATTCTAGATAATTAGATTTTCTAGGTGGAGGTGTAATGTTAGTTTTGAATAAAGTTAAAAGTTGTAATTGTAAATCTAAAACTTTATTAAGCACTCTATTAACAACTGCTCTAGAGAATATTTCATTAGTACCTATATAATTATTCATATCAGTTTTATAATTAGTAATAGGTAATTCAGAAGGGTCAAAATAAGTTATACCTGCAAAAATTAATGCCCCTGAGTTGTTCATATCTGCATTTACTTTTCTATAAATGAAGTTTCTTAATTGTAAAGTGTTGTTTAAAATTTTAAAAAGGGATTTATTATATGCTAAACTTGAAGCAAATTCTTCCTTCTTAAGATGTAATTCATCTTTACTATAAATGTCAAAGTTATAATCAGATAATAAATTTAAATAATTTTCATCTTCTAAAAACCCTAATAACATACCTCTACCATTTGTGTTTCTATAAATGTAAATCAAATCTTGTTCATTTTTAGATTCAATTAAATTCATAAATTGAAAACAACAAACATCTTTTTTAGGTATACCCATTTTAGTTAAATCAAAAACACCAATTAATGTCTCATTATCAGTAAAATATTTGTATACATTTGTTCTTGTTAATACATAAAAAATATTATTGATAGGAGATATAACCAAATCTAAAAATTCTTCTTGTTGTGTACTGTTAACTGATACATCTACAACAGTTAGAACATTTAAATTTAAATCAAGGGTGGTTAATTTACCCTCTTTAGTAAGCCAATAAAATTTATCATTAAAAAGTTTTACAGATACAGGAGGGTTAAGTTTATAAAATTCAGCTTTTCTTATATTTCTTACAAAGCCTAAATCTTCATCATAAACTTTAACCATTTGATTACCTTGGTCTAAAACGTAAAGATAACCATTATAAAAATCTACAATTTTAGGTTGTCTAAATGAATAGTTATCTCTAACTTCACCTTCACCACCTATAATTTCAGTCTCGTAAAATTTATTAAATCTATGACTACCTGATTTAGTAAAACCAGTAACGTTCATTCTTACTACATTATTTCTCAATTCATCAGAAACATACAAACTATTATTGTAATAAGCTGAACTATTAATTTTTAAGAAATCTAATTTATTATATTCACCGTACGTTTCTGTATAATTTAAGAAAGTATAATCACTAGCATCCGAACTATATAAATTAGCACTTAATGACTGAATTCTATTTTCTGAACATAAAAACAAAACATTAAATCCAGATAACGAACCTGGTGCAATAGAAAAATTATTAAGATTA